TACAAAGCTGACAGAGCTAAAGTGAAACTGATTCGTAAACTTATAGAAGAAATGGCTATAGCTAACTTTGAAGATTTATTAACGGAGAAAAAAATATGAAAAATGCCCAAAAAACAAGAACCATAAAATTGAACCCTTTAGATATCTTGCATTACAGATTGATTGCCAAATATAGAGAATATGATTATGAAGTCTATTCAGCTTTAGTGGCTCAAGGAACATCTTTACTTGCTGAGATGCCAGTAGCAATTCAAAAGCAATTAGTTAAATCTGATTTTTTACTGAGGGACAAAACATGAGAATAAGAGTCAGCAAGGTAGCAATGAGCAACGGCAAGCCTAGAGCCTTTACAATTAAGATTAAAGGTAAGAAATATCCTAGAGAGCATAGAGGGTTTTATTTTACTGATAGCAAGGAAGAGGCTTTTGCGATGGCGTTGCAAGATTATAAGAAAGACGTTGTCAGTTGGTTTTATTTTGAAATACCCAAGACAAGAGATAAGCTTTAAGAGCTTTAAAACTATTAAGAGGGCTACTCTAACCAGTAGCCTTTTTTTATGCCTGTAAGCTTTTAAAAAGACTCTAAATGCTCGGCCTTTTGCTCGGCCACAATTTAGGCCAGGATAAAGTTGTTAATTACAAAGCTTTAAACGTCCTCTAAGGCTCGATAATTAGCCTAACCTCTATCCGTACACCTTAAAGCTCTTAAAAGTGCTGTATGGCTCTCATATAGCTCAGAAAGTGTACTTAACCTGTGAAGCTCTAACCCTATATTGAACACTCATAATTTCTCTTATATTTTGTAAACTCTATAAAACCTTATAGATTTAGTAAGTTTTATAGGCTCATTTCTTTAAAACTTCATAAACTCTAGAAACTTTTAAGGCTCTATGAAGTTTTAAAGGTTTTATAGGCTATTTAATCTGTTAGTAAGCTGTTAATAAGTCTATAAAGTTTATATAGTTATCCACAGGTTATTAAGATGTTATAAACAAGGTAATCTTATAAGGGGACGGCAGGAGTCACCCCCCACCCCACCCCCATATATACTAAATCTCCTACATTTCTAAGGATTTTGAGTGTTAAGGAGAGGTTTGGTCGGGGGATGTGGAACTAGGAAGTCTTAATAAACTACATAGAGCTACGTAGTCTTGGTGTGTTCTCTGCTAGGTACTTTAACCCGGCATAGTTAACTATTATTATACAGGTAAAACCTCTTTTTGTCAAGTCTTATTTTATTTATTTCACTATTAGCTTGACAAATGTAAAAATAGCCTATATAATAGATAACATATGAACATGCCCAGTAATTCAAAGAGGAGTCTAACAGTAAAACAACAAGACTTCCTCAATAACTTAATAGAAACCAAAGGAAATCTAAAGCTTTCCGCTGAACTCGCAGGATATGCAGGAAATCACTACCAAATAATAAACAGTCTTAGACAAGAAATAGTTGATTTAGCCTCGACAGTCCTCGCAAGGGAAGCACCCAAGGCAGCCTTTAAGCTAGTAGAAGTTATGGAGAGCGATACAGCTATACCTCAAGCCAACACAAAGCTTCAGGCAGCTCAAACAATCCTTGATAGGGTTGGGGTTTCTAAAACAGAACGATTGGACATCAATCAAAATGTTAATGGAGGTATATTCATATTGCCAGAAAAACAATTAATAGATATAGAACAAGAAGACTATGAAGATATATCTGACTGAGTATCAAGCTGAAAATAAAATCTATGCAGGAGTAAACATCTTTGCTATGAATGAACATGAAGCAGAACTTATTGCAGACGAACAAGGAGTAACCATTGTAGGAGAAATAGTCTCAGTAGCCTTTAAACCTGAGTACAGTGATTATCTAACTCAAGTAGAAGAAGTACACAATGAACCACACATACTACATTAGTAATAAGAAAAACAAAAATGACTATTGAATACAGAGGAGAAAAGTTTGCAGGTTACAACAAACCTAAACGAACACCTAATCACCCTACTAAATCTCACGTTGTACTTGCTAAAGAAGGCAGTACAATTAAAATGATTCGCTTTGGAGAACAAGGAGCCAGTACAGCAGGTAAGCCTAAAGCAGGAGAGTCTGCTAAGATGAAAGCAAAGCGTAAAAGTTTTAAGGCTAGACACGGCAAGAACATAGCTAAAGGTAAAATGTCAGCAGCATATTGGTCTGATAAAGTAAAATGGTAAAGAAAGGAACACAGGTTGGAAGTGATGAGAAGCCTGTTATGTTTAGAAAGACAATAGCAGGTAAAGGCTCTAGAGCAAGACCCGGGGTGTACAGCGAAGAGTATCGTGATAACTTTGATAAGATTTTTAACAAACCTAAGAAGTAATGCCGTATTCACAAAAAGTATTAGATAGGTTTGAGAGTGTCTTAGAAGACCCAACGAAACATTCAGTAGGTCGGTTCGACCCTAACGACCCCAACGTAGCAACAGGTATGACAGGAGCACCTGCGTGTGGAGATGTAATGAGGCTACAATTAAAAATAAAGGGAGACTTAATAGAAGATGTTAAGTTTAAAACCTATGGTTGTGGTAGTGCTATAGCTTCATCAACTTTGTTTGTTGACATGTTAAAGGGTAAGACCATTGAACAAGCCAAGCTAATTAAAGATAAAGATATAGCAGAGGCTTTAGAGTTACCACCCATAAAGTTACACTGTTCTGTTCTAGCAGAAGACAGTATTGTTAAAGCCATAGAAGACTGGGAAAATAAAAAGTGAATGGTTACATAAAAAAGAAAGGCTCTACTGTTCCTTTTGGTTACGAGCTATCCGAAATAAAAGGCTACGTTAAGCCCGTACCTAAACAACAAGAAAGCTTATTAAAGTTCATTAAGCTTGTACAAGAAGAAAGCTTAACGCTTAGAGATGCAGCCACACAACTTTCAGAAGAAGCAGGTCGTTCTATAAGTCACGTAGGGTTATCAAAGATAGTTAAAAAGCTAGAGCCTACACCACCACCAAGCAAATACAGATACTCTGCTGAACAAAAGCGGAAGATGAAACTTGCCAAGCAACAAAAAGAAGTACAGAAAGCTAAAAATAAAATACTAGCCAAAGAACGAAAACTAAAGACAGAACAAGAAATAATTAAAAAAGCAACGGAGTCTACTGCCAGTAATATTGTAATAGATGAAGATTTAGAGTCCGTTGCTCCTTCGGTACAAGAAGTTATTAGAAACTCTAAGATTATCTTTCATCCTAATGAAGGACCACAAACAGATTTCTTAGCAGCAGATGAGAAAGATGTTCTTTATGGTGGAGCAGCAGGCGGTGGTAAAAGCTATGCGATGATAGTTGACCCTTTACGTTACGCTCACAAAAAAGCACACAGAGCATTAATCCTTAGACGTTCTATGCCAGAACTCAGAGAAATGATTGATAAGTCTCGTGAGCTTTATCCTCAAGCATTCCCCGGAGCTAGGTTTAGAGAGGTAGAAAAACTTTGGAACTTTCCAAGCGGAGCTAAAGTAGAATTTGGTTTCTTAGAAAGAGATGCTGACGTATACAGATATCAAGGACAAGCATACAGTTGGATAGGTTTTGATGAGATAACACACCTTCCTACAGAGTTCTCATGGAACTACTTAGCCTCTCGTTTAAGAACAACAGACCCAGAAATTAAAACTTACTTACGTTGCACGGCAAACCCCGGAGGTGTAGGGTCTCCTTGGGTTAAGAACAGATACATAGAACCACACAATCATAATAAAAGCTTTGAAGGTAAAGATGGTTTAACACGGAAGTTTATACCTGCTAAGTTAGCAGATAATCCTTATTTGGCTAGAGATGGTATCTACGAGCAGATGTTAAAGTCTCTCCCTCCTATACAACGAAGACAATTACTAGAGGGCAATTGGGATGTTGCAGAAGGTGCAGCGTTTGTAGAGTTTGACCCACATGCTCATGTTATTCCTCCCTTTGAGTTACCTGTACACTGGGAAAGACTAAAAGGTATTGACTACGGATACGCTTCAGAGAGCTGTTGTTTGTGGGGAATACTAGACATTAATGACAATACTTTAATTATTTATCGTGAATTGTACAGAAAAGGCTTGACAGGTCGTGAATTAGGTGCTATAATAACCGATATGGAGTTAGAAGACCCTTTCTCCGTGAATGGTGTTTTGGATACTGCAGCTTGGGCTAACACAGGAACAACTGGACCAACTGTAGGTGAAGAGCTTTTAAAGGCAGGACATAAACTAAGAAGAGCAGATAAGAATCGTATTCAAGGTAAAATCCAAATACACGAGTATTTAAAAACAAGAGAAAACGGAAGACCTAGGTTGCAGATATTTAATACGTGTCCTAATCTAATAAGAGAACTACAAAGTATTCCGTTATCGAAAACAAGAACTGAAGATGTGGACACACTTGCTTCGGACCACGCGTATGACGCGTTAAGGTATATGATAATGAGTAGACCAAGAATGGAAAACCCATTAGAAAGAATGAGAGGCTTTAAAAGAGAAATGTATAAGCCTGCTGATTCTGAGTTTGGATATTAAAATTTATGGCAGAAAATAAAAATACATTTTTGAATGCTGACCACATCTACGAAGACGTAGAAGGTGAATCAGGTAAAAGTTTAAATTTAGAAATAGACCAAAAACAAAACCTTGTAGGTATTATTAATGGTCGATATGCGAAAGCAGAAGATGCTAGGCAAACAGATGAAACTCGTTGGTTAAAAGCCTACGAAAACTACAGAGGACTTTACAAAAACTCAGTCAAATTTAGAGATAGCGAAAAATCTCGTGTCTTTGTAAAGATTACCAAAACAAAAGTACTGGCTGCTTTTGGTCAATTAGTTGATGTTATATTTGGTACAGGTAAGTTCCCAATAGGAATAGCAGAAACTACACTGCCTGAAGGTGAAAAAGAAAACGCTTACCTAGACACACAGAACCCTACCCCTAGTATAGAAATAACAGATGAGAATAGAGGTAATGTAGAAAATCCATTTGATGTTGGTTATGAAGGAGATGGAAAAGTTTTAGAAGCAGGTTCTACTTATTCAAATGTTGAAAGTTTTGAGCAACAAGTTAAAGATAATATAACAGAAGGCTTATCACCCATACCAGAAATACCTGAAATAAGTCCTGCACAAAAAGCAGCAAGAAGGATGGAGAAGCTCATCCACGACCAAATAGAAGAGTCTAATGGTTCAGCAGAAATAAGAAATGCTTTACTAGAATCTGCACTACTAGGAACAGGAATTGTTAAAGGACCATTTAACTTTAATAAAAAATTACACAAGTGGGGTTCAGAAGGAGACGAAAGAAACTACGAACCTTTAGAGGTTAGAGTACCTCGTATAGAGTTTGTTAGTTGTTGGGATTTTTATCCTGACCCTGCTGCAACAAACATTGAAGAGTGTGAGTACATAGTACACAGACATAAAATGAATAAAAGTCAGTTAAGGCAGTTAAGAAACATGCCTTATTTTGACGAAGATGCAATACGTAGTTGTTTACAAAAGGGAGCTAATTACGTTGAAAAAGATTTTGAAAGTCAGTTAAAAGATGACAACAGAAGTGACGAAGGATACGGAACTAACTTTGAAGTACTTGAATATTGGGGAATCATGGATGCAGAGTACGCTAGAGAAGTAGGCATAGAGCTAGACGACTCTATAGATGATTTAGACGAAGTACAAATAAATGCTTGGGTATGTGGAGATAAACTGTTGAGAGCAGTTATAAATCCATTTACTCCTTATCGTATACCTTACAATGCATTTCCTTACGAAAGAAACCCTTATAATTTCTTTGGTGTAGGAGTAGCTGAAAACATGGATGATTCTCAACAAATAATGAATGGACACGCTAGAATGGCTATTGATAACTTAGCATTAGCAGGTTCATTAGTATTTGATGTAGATGAGTCTGCCTTAGTAGGTGGACAATCAATGGATGTATATCCGGGAAAAGTATTTAGAAGACAAGCAGGAATGCCGGGACAGTCGATATATGGCTTAAAGTTTCCTAATACAGCACCAGAAAACATGATGATGTTCGACAAGTTTAGACAGCTTGCAGACGAACAAACAGGAATACCAAGTTACTCTCATGGTCAAACAGGAGTACAAAGTATGACTAGAACTGCATCAGGCATGTCAATGCTATTAGGTGCAGCCAGTTTAAATGTTAAAACTGTTATCAAGAACCTAGACGACTTTTTATTAAAGCCTTTAGGAGAATCATACTTCCAATGGAACATGCAATTCTTTGAAGGTGGTCTTGATGTTAAAGGTGATTTAGAAGTTAGAGCAACTGGAACAAATAGCTTGATGCAAAAAGAAGTAAGAAGTCAGAGACTGACTACGTTTCTTCAAACAGCACAAAGTCCTGCTATTGCTCCGTTTGTTAAGATTTCTAAACTCGTAAGTGAATTAGCCTACAGCTTAGATTTAGACCCTGATGAAATACTCAATGACCCTGAAGAAGCTGCAATGATGGCACAAATTATAGGAATGCAAAATGCTCAACAAACAACAGGCGAAGAACCTAGTCCCTCTGGTCAACAACCCGCAGGTATGGGAGGCTCTTCAGGAGCACCTCAAGCACCTACAGACCTTGGAAGTACAGGCACTGGTGGGGGCAACATCGGAACAGGAGATGTACCGCAGTCAGGGGAAACTACGTTTAGTGGTACACCTAGAGCAGTTGAGGGATGAAGTGTTAGAAGCAATAAATAGGAAAGAAGACTAATGAAAAAAAAATCCTACCTTGAATTAACACCTTCTCAACGAAGAGAAGAAAGACGACAAGATGTTTTTAAATCTGTTCAGAAAAGACGAAAGCTTATAGATTTAGGAATGCCTGATGATGAAGCTAAAAAAAGTTTAAATACTATTATTACTAGGGCAGGACCACAAGGTTTTGATCGTACTGATATAATGATAATGGACAAAGAAGTTATTAGAGAAAAGCTTGAAAGAGAAGAAAAAGCATTTCAAAAAGAACGTGCAGAAGTTTTAGCTAAAAGACCTAAACAAGAAGCAGCTAATCCATTAGGTGCAAGAACAGGTAGAGCTACAATGAAAGATGGTGGTAAAGGAATAGAAGCATTACGTCAAGTAGCTCCTGAAGTTGTAGAAAGGATGGGCTATCAAGAAGGTGGAGATATAGATTCTCAAATGGAAATGATGCTTGGTAGAGAAGAAAAAACACCAATGGAAATGCCAATGCTTCCAGACGAAGAAATGGAAGAAGACTATGTAGATTATGTTGTTGAGGAAACATTATCTAATCAAGATAGAAATTATTTAATAGGTGCGTTAGAACAAGATGATAGATTAAGTGTAATCTTTGATCAAGTTATTGAGACAGCACATGAATTTTCAGGATCAGGTCCTATTAAAGGTCCGGGTTCAGGAGTGTCCGATTCGATACCCGCAAGGTTGTCGGACGGAGAATTTGTTTTTACTACTAAAGCAACTGAAGAAATTGGAGTAGACAATTTAATGTCTATGATGAAAGATGCAGAAGCTGCAGTAGATGAAAGACAACAAGTAGCGGAAGGTGGAGAGATAGAAGAAGAGATTGTTGAAATGCCAGTTAAAGCTGCACAACAACAAAACATTCGAGTTTCAAGACCTACAGTCTCTGCTCGTGCCTCAAGGCAAGAACAGAAAGACTTAGTAGGCGATGAAATTAAAAAACGTATGATGCTCGACCCAAATCAAAAACACGTTAGAAGCTAATAACCGGTAGAGCTACCCTAAAATATTAGGCACTCTATCAAACAACAACCGAAAGGCTACCTTTACAGACAAGCCCTCTAGTCGACATAGAGCTACCTTGTGAATGAAGCCCTGAGTAGGAGAAAGAAAATGACTGAACAAGTCTTAAAAGAAGAAGAAGCTAATCCTTATAATTCAAAAAAAGATTGGCACGAAGTAGAAGAAAAACCTTTTGTATCATCAGATAGTTTGTTTTTTACACCTGAAAGTGAAGCGAGAGCAGAACCTGAAAGTGTAGAAGAAGTAGAAGAAGAAGTAAGTGAGGATAAACCTTACAAACGTCCTAACTATAAAAAACGATACGATGATTTAAAGAAACATTATGATTCTAGATTAAATGAATTTAAAACTAGAGAACAAGAGTTATTAGAAGAAGCTACTAAAAATAGAACTGAATATAATACTCCAAAGTCTCCTGAAGAACTTGAAGCATTTAAACAAGAATATCCTGATGTGTACGAAGTTGTAGAAACTGTAGCTCACTTACAAAGTGAATCTAAGGCAAAAGTTCTAGAAGAACGTCTTAGTCAACTCCAAGAAAGAGAACAACATTTAATGCAACAAGACGCTTTAAAAAGGTTAGCGGAGAATCATCCTGATTTTGAAGATATCAAAAATAGTGATACCTTTCAAGATTGGACACAGGAACAGCCTGAGTCTATTCAACAATGGATACTAGGAAATACTGATGATGCTGATCTAGCTTCTCGTGCTCTTGATTTGTTTAAAAAAGATTTTGGAATTGCAGCTTCTAATAAGAAACAGTCAAATTCAAAACCGACCAAGCAATCTGCTGCTGATATGGTTTCCACTAAAACAACTAGTGTAAATTCAAAGCAAGAAAAAGTTTGGTCAGAAAGGGAAATTTCTGCCATGAGCGTAGCGGAGTTTGATAAATACGAAAGTGAAATCAGCGAAGCAATGCAACACGGCAGAATTGTAAAATAAACTATATAGTTTAATTAATAAACTATAATCAAAGGAGAAAATCATGGCTCAATTTTTTGAACCAAGTACTGATACCAACGCAAACTTTGCGAACTCCGTTGCAGGACAAACTAATAGTTTCTTTTTACCTTCGGTTTACTCTAAAAAGGTTTTAAACTTTTTTAGAAAAGCCTCGGTAATTGAAGCTATAACAAACACCGATTATTCCGGTGAGATATCTGCTTTCGGAGACTCAGTAAAAATAATAAAAGAACCCGTCATTTCCGTAGAAGCCTACGTAAGAAATGCCGATACAACTGAAACTAGACTTACAGATGCTGAAACATCTTTAGTAGTTGATAGTGCTAATGCTTTTAAATTCATCGTAGATGATATTGAAACTAATATGTCACATGTCAACTTTAAAGAAGTTGCTTCAAGTTCTGCTGCCTATGCATTGAAAGATGCTTATGATGCTGCTGTACTTGTAACTATGTTTGCAGGTTTATCTGCTTCATCACCTAACCACGTGTTAGGTTCTGATAGTGCTGTTGATTTATCAGCAGGAACTTTTGATGGCACAGGTGGACTAGACATAGGTTTTGGTTCTAGCGAACACGACCCTCTAGACCTTATGGGTAGAATGTCAAGACTATTAGACGAACAAAACGTACCTGAAGAAGGTCGTTGGTTTGTTGCAAGTCCTGATTTCTATGAAGTTCTAGGACAGTCAGCTTCTAAATTGTTATCTGTCGACTATAATGGTGGACAAGGTTCAATTAGAAACGGACTAGTTTCTAGTGGAAAACTTCGTGGATTTGATATGTACAAATCAAACAACATTGCTGCTGCATCTAATGCTGCAGGAAAATGTTTGGCAGGTCACATGTCTTCTACTGCTACTGCTAACACAATTCTATCAACAGAAGTGTTGAGAGACCCAACATCGTTTGGGGACATTGTGAGAGGACTTCATGTTTATGGTGCGAAAGTACTTAGAGACGAAGCCCTTGTTGGTGCATTCTACGGAATAGACTAACAATTAAAACTTGGGGGAGTCTTCGGACTCCTCCTCTTTGTTTAACTCATAAAGTTTATAGGAGTAAATAATATGACAATCGAAAATATAAGAGATACTGGACGTAACTCAGCAAGAACAGTTGATGTTCGAGTATTAGCTGAGAAAATTCAGAAACCTTCAGACGTTGAAGTAGTAGTTGCAACTAATGTAATTACTGCAGCAGAGTCAGGCACTCGCTTTGTTATGAACATAGCAGCCGCTAAAGTCTCAACTCTTCCTCTGCCCGCAGCAGGATTAGAGTTTTGGTTTTACGTTGGAGGAACAGTTCCGACAGGTACTCATACAATAGTTACCACATCAAGTGCTAATATTATTGTAGGTAGTATATCGTCAGCAGAAGATGCAGCAGGAAGTGTAGCATTTGTTGAAGACGCAGATACTATATCATTAGTAGCTAATAAAGCCCTTCATGGAGATTTTGTCCATGTATGGTGTGATGGCACTAATTGGTATCTGAATGGACACTGTAAAGTTCAAGACGCTATTACAACAACTCAAGTGGGTTAGTAATACAGTCTAGGAATTAACTAGTACCGATTCGTAAGAGGGGAAGGAATTTTATGTTCGCTTCTCCCTTACACTTTAATTAAAAAAAAAAGGAAAACAAATGTACGGACAAGATAAAAAGAAAAAAATGATGGATGGTGGTAAAGCTAAAAAGAAAATGATGAATGGTGGTAGAGCTGCATATAGTGCAGGTGGAGACGCTATGCCTAAAGCAAAGCCTTGTTAATATGAAAGGTGTAGCACATTACAAAAAAGATGGAACTGAACATAAAGGCAGTTCTCATAAAATGGCTGATGGTACTTTACATACAAATAAATCACACACTAAAACAAGTGTGAAATTATTTCACTTTAAAGACTTAAGTAAAACAGCACAGAAAAAAGCTAAAGGTAAAAAATAATGGCAACTTCATTTCTAACATTAACAAACGATGTTCTTAGAGAACTAAACGAAATTGAATTAACTTCAGCAACTTTTCCAAGTTCACAAGGTATTCAAAGTTTTGTAAAAAATTCTATTAACAAATCAATTAATGATATAGCAAATGAAGAACCACAACTACCTTTCTTTGCAGTAGCTCCTAGTGGAGGTACAGACCCTTTCTATGGTAATGTTACTGTAGCAAGTGTAGCAGGAACTAGATGGTACACAATTAAATCAGGAAGTTCTAGTATAACTACTGATTATTCATCTCTTGATTGGGATGATTTTTATATTACTACAATAGGAGTTAACGGAGAAACAGCACCTTATGTTTCAAGTGGTTTAACTTTTATTACATTAGAAGATTGGAAAAGTTATTTACGAGACTTAGAAAATGCTGATGATGCAGATTCTCAAAATTGGGGAGAACCTAATTATATTATTAGAAGTCCTGATCATCGCAAGTTTGGTTTAAGTCCTATACCTGATAAAGTTTACAATGTGCATTTTTATGCATTTGACAAACCTACAGCTCTATCAGCTCACGGAGATGAAATAACATTCCCTGACCAGTACTCTAATGTAATAACAGCAAGAACTAGATATTACGTGTGGCAGTTTAAAGATAGCCCACAACAAGCAGCATTTGCTTTAGACGATTATAAAAAAGGAATGAAGCATATGAAGTCTAATTTAATTAATCCTACTCCGGCTTATATATCGGATGATAGGAGATACTTCTAAGAATGCCTGCATCACAACCTTATACAGTAGCATGTTCAGGTGGACTAGTCAAGTCTTCTAATGCTATAGACCTTCTTAAAACTCCGGGAGTTGCTCAGGAGCTTCGTAACTTTGAAGTTTCTATTGAGGGTGGATACAGACGTATTAATGGATTTACTCAGTTTGGAAGTGCTAAAGTTACAGGCAGCACAACAAATATACTAGGAGTTATTCCTTACGCAGATGGTGTTATAGCTTGTGCAAGTACTGGAATTTTCTTTAGTCAAGATGGAAACAGTTGGTTAAACGTAAGCAGAAGTTCTGTTGCCGGTGGTGGAGATGACCACACAGCTTTTACAGGACGTAGTGCTTTAGCTAGAACAGGACAAGGGCAAATAAGTTTTGCTTTATACGAAGCAGCTACTGACGATTATGGTACGATTGTAATAGCCGATGGAGCTAATAAACCTTATGCTTTTAGAATGGAAGGTACTGGTGCTAATATTAATACTCGTACTTTTTTTGGTGCTGAAATAACAGTTAATAGTACAAAGCACGTTACACATGTTACGATACATGATAATCATTTAATTGCTGCAGGAGTAGAAGATAATCTTAATACAGTCTACTATAGTGTTAATAATGATATAGATGACTTTAGTTCTAGTGGTTCAGGAGCAATAGTTATATCTGACCAGATTGTAGGCATTAGAGGTTTCCGTGAGGATTTATTTATATTCTGTGAGAACAGTATTTATAAACTTATAAATATAAATAATACTTCAACAATAGCTGTAGTACCTGTAGCCGAGAACGTAGGTTGCATGAGTGGTTATAGTATTCAAGAGATTGGTGGTGACTTAATATTTTTAGCACCCGATGGATTAAGAACAATAGCAGGTACAGCAAGAATTGGTGACGTTGAGTTAGGTACAGTTAGTAAAGCTATACAACCTTTGCTTACAGCTTTAGCTAGTACAATTAATCAATATGTTATTAGTAGTGTTGTAATAAGAGACAAGTCTCAGTATAGATTATTTTACTCAGACATTCTTACAGATGAAAATCAACAACGTGGTATAATAGGAACACTAAGACCTAATGGTTTTGAGTGGTCTGAAACAAGAGGATTAGAAGTTACAGAAATAGGTTCTGCATTTAATGAATCAGGTGTTGAAGAATACTTCCACGGAAATACGAATGGTTATGTATACACACACGATTCAGGAAATTCTTTTGATGGTACAAATATTTTAGCTCGTTACGCAACACCCGATTATGATTACGGAGATTTAGGAACATTAAAAACTTTACACTATATGAAAGTTTCTGCAGCAGCAGAAGGTGTAGTAGAACCAAATGTAAGAATTAGATTTGATTATGGAAATCGTAACGTACCACAACCTTCTAGTGTAGTTGATTTAGGTGTAATAAATGCTCCGGCTATATTTGGTGAAGGAGAATTTGCAGCAACAGTTTTTGGAGGAAGTAACAATCCTCTTATTAGAGTACCTTTACAGGGAAGTGGACACAGTAACAATTTTACTTTTATAAGTGATGATACAAAATCACCCTATACAATTAATGGTCTATACGTAGACTACATACCTTCAGGCAGGAGATAACAACAAATGGCACAAACATATACTAGACAGAGTTCATTAGCAGACGGGGATACTATTACTGCTTCTTTATTCAATGACGAATACAATCAATTATTAAATGCTTTTGCGTATAGCTCATCAAGTGCTAGTGCTACTGGGCATAGACACGATGGAACAACAGCTCAAGGTGGAAACATTCATACGATTGGTGACTTAGATTTTTTAAATAAAATAAAAGTATCTAGTAATACTTGGGAGTTCTATGTAGAAGTTTCTAGTGCAGCAGCTAAACAAATGGTTCTACAGGATGGTGCTTTAGTACCTAATGCTGATAGTGACTTAGACTTAGGAACAAGCTCACTATATTTTAAAGATGCTTTTATAGATTCAATAACTACTACAGGTAACGTAGCTGTAGGTGGAAACTTAACAGTCACAGGAACAACTACCTTTAATGGTGGTACGCTTACTCTTGGTGACTCTGCAGCAGACAATGTTGTATTTGGTGCTGACGTAGACTCAAACATTATACCTGACGATGATGGTGCATATGACCTTGGTAGTTCTTCACAAGAATGGAGAGATTTATATATAGACGGAACTGCACACATTGATACGCTAGACGTAGATGTAAATGCTACCATTGCAGGAACTTTAGGTGTTACAGGTGTACTCACTGGTACAAGTTTAGACATTTCTGGAAACATTGATGTTGATGGAACAACTAATTTAGATGTTGTTGATATAGATGGAGCTGTAGATATGGCTTCTACACTAGCAGTTGCAGGTGTTTTAACAGGAGCATCTTTAGATATTAGTGGTAATATAGACATAGATGGTACTTCAAATTTAGATATTGTAGACATTGATGGTGCTGTTGACATGGCTACAACTCTTACAGTTGGTGGTGAAATAACAGCAGCTAGTTTAGATATATCAGGAAACGTAGACATAG